TGATTGTATACCCTGTTTCCAACATCCTTTGACACATGACCCATCATCAGGTCAATGCACTTCCTGTTTGCACCTTTGGAATCCAGGATGGATTCAAATGTGTGTCTGCATTCATGTGGTGTCTTTTCAATGTGAAGGAACTGCATTAGGTCATTCCAGTATGTTCTGTATGTGGTTTGTGATATGGAATCACCATCCACATTGATGAAGAATTCACTTTCTGCATCCAGTCTGTTTTCAACCAGGGGAAAGATTGCAGAATGGATTGGAACAATCCTGTCTTTCCCTGCTTTGGTCTTCACACCACCTTTGAATGTTCCCTGCTTCAGGTCAACATTGTCTGTCTTCAGTGTCAGCAGTTCACTGATTCTGAATCCTGAATAAAGGAAAATCAGAACAGTGTCAATCCATTCAACAGGAACAGAACCAAAGTCCTTTCCTTTTCGTGCATCTTCGTACACTTTCCAAACCTTCTTGATTTCTGCATCAGTGAACCTTTCCCTTGAAGTTTGTGGAATCGGTTCTGATGTCAGAAGTTCTGAATACATCCTTGTGATGACATCCAGTTCCAGTGCAAACCTGTCCAGGTGACCCCAAAGGTTCTTGATTGCACCTTGGGTGGAATAACCCTTTCCACAGAAATCAATGGTTTCCTGCATGTGATATGACCTGATTTCCTTATATTTCATTGAAGACAGCTTTGCAATGTGATTGTATGCTGATTTCAATGATGCCTGGTTTGCTTTTCCAAGTTTGGGTGCTTTCTTTTCAGTCCACAGGTCAAACAGTTCCTGAATGGTTATCTTTGCCCTGTCCACATCCCAAGGATTCTTGTTGTATTCTGCAAGCAGCAGATTCCCTTCTTCCCTGGTTGCAGTATATCCAATTGTTTCATAGACTGGATGACCTTTGTCATTCCATCCAACAGTCTTTCTGACCCAAAATGGTTTCCTTCTGTTCCCTGACAGCTTTGCAACTGAACCATAACCATTTGGATTTTTCACTTTCACACCTTCCTTCCTTCCTGATTGAAAACAGGTGGAAGAAATGATATAATATTTCATTACAGTGGTGACCATTTCTTCCATCCTGAAGTGGTTGCTTTTAACCCTTGTCTGTTGCAGCAGGCAAGGGTCTTTTTTAGTTTTTGCAGTGTTTTCTTAAATATTTAATAGTTTCATTTTGTTTTTCAATCATTTCTTGAAGATTTCCTTCAAAAATTTCAACTTTTTGAAGACTTTTTAAGATTTGCATTCTGTATTTTCTACCAGTCAATTTGATTTTTCCCAATGGACAACCTTTGAAATAAGGTTCAATTGAACCACTGGAAAGTCTTTGAAGGACAAGAAAACTGTTTTCTTCAGGTGTCAATTTGTCCTGGAAAGCTTGAAAGAATTCTTTTTCAGCTTCATTCATTTCCATGATTTCACCTTCTTTCTGATTTTACCTTGAACACCTTAAACAACCTTGAACAGTCCAAAACCTTTGAAAATACTGGATTTTTTGACAATCACCCTGTTCAAGGTGTTACAGTGTTCAAGGTGGTTTCTATTATTTATTATTTTTTAAGTATATATGTAAATTCACATATACTTATTTTCATAAAAGAAAATTGAATTTCAGTGTAACACCTTGAACACAGTCCATGAAAACCCTTATAAATAAAGGCTTGAAGTGTGTTCAAGGTGCTTCAATTTTACCTTGAACAGACCTGGAACACCTTAAACAGAATACTTTGGAAGATTGGTCAGGTCATCCAAGTCAATCAATGCTTTTTCCTTCCCAAGTTCATTCAGTTTAGTGAACAGTTCAAGAAGTTGGACTGCATCTTTTCCAAAACGCTTCTGAACCAGTTCAATTGCTTTCACATCTTCTGAAATTTGCTGTTCTATGTCAAAACACATCAGTTCACAGGGTCTGACATCAAACAACCTGGACATCTGTTCAATATAAGACCTTTTGATGTTTTCAACCTGTCCTGTTTCCCATTTGTTGATTGCTGCTCTATTGACTGGTGGATTCAACCTTTGACCAAGTTCTTCTTGGGTCATGTCATGGTTCTTTCGCAACAGTTTAATATATTCACCCATTGTCATGATGAACAATCCCCTTCCATATAATGTTGTGTTTCAGTTGACACTGTATCTTGAAGTTTAACATATATAAGGTGTTTTTTCAATGTAAATAGAAAAAATATCTTGAAAATTTGAAAAAGGTCTTGACAAGATACATCCAACTGATTAGAATTGACTTGTATCTTGAAAGCGTACATTTGAAAGGATGGTGTCTGATGGAAAGATATTCTGTATATGAAGGAAGAATGGAAGACCTGATGAAGAAGGTCACCAGGATTCAGAACAAGTGCAGGAAGTTTGGTTGTGACTTCCACTTTGAACAGGTTGGTGAAGAATTGAAAGAAGTCAAGTGTCCTGATGGTACTATTCAGAAATTCAGATTTATCCTGGTTGAAGCTGAAGGAACAGCAAAGGTCAATGATTGGGAATTCGTTGCATCAGTTGAACACACATCCAAGGGAAACATCTTCAGCAAAGCATTGACTGATGTGGAAATCCCTGAAAGGTACAGATGCAGTGACCCCTATTGTGAACACTGCAATGTTCACAGGTCAAGGAAAGACACTTTCATCATCAAGAACATGGTCACTGGTGATTTCAAGCAGGTTGGAAAGTCTTGTCTGATGGATTTCACACATGGGATGTCTGCTGAATATGCTGCACTTTGTGCATCAATGCATGATGTCTTTGAAGAAGCACAAGAAGCACCTGTTGGTTTCAGTTCTTGGTCAGCAGCTTATTATGACATTAGAACAATCCTTCATTATGCTGCTGAAACAATCAGACACTTTGGTTATGCAAAGACTGTTGATTCTTGGGGGAATTACAATCCTGATTCTACCAGGGAAAGGATGACAAGGTTCTTTGAAGTGGGAACTGGAAGAACAAGGTTTATGACCAAGGAAGTCATCAGAAGCATCAGGGAAGAAATGGACAATGTGAACTTTGATGCAGATTCTGCTGAAGCAACCAAAATGGTTGAAGATGCACTTTCTTGGATTCAGGTTCAGGAAGCATCTAATGACTACATGCACAATCTGAAGGTTGTCACCAGTCTTGAAGCAGTTGATTATTCAAAGTTTGGAATCCTTGTTTCCCTTTTTCCTACTTATAACAGGGAACTTGCTTTTAAAGCTGAACAGGCAGAAAAGGAAGCAAAGCGGAAAGCAGAAAGACAGTCACAGTGGATTGGTGAAATCGGTCAAAGAATCACTATTGATGTTGAATCAGTCGCATGTGTGACATCTTGGTCAAACTGCTTTGATGGTTACAATGAAAGTGTCACCTACTTGTACAAGATAGTTGATACCAAAGGCAATGTGTACATGTGGAAGACAGCAAAAGACCTGGACAATGTTTCCAAACTGATTGGAACAGTCAAGGAATATGATGAATTCAGGGGTGTTAAACAGACAGTTTTGACAAGATGCAAAGTTCTGTCTGCTGCATAAGATTGAAGAAAGGAAGGTGCAAAGCATGAATAAGCAGAAACTGGTTGGAATAATGCATGGACATGGTGACAGACAGGAAGACCTTGCAAAGGCAATTGGAATTTCCCTTCAGCGGTTCAATGCAAAAATCAATGAAACTGATGGTGCTGAATTCACACAGGGTGAAATTCAGAGAATCAAAGAAAGATACAACCTGACTTCTTATGAAGTGGATGCAATTTTTTTTACTTCGTTTGTATCTTAAAAGCGTACATTTTGCAGAAAGGATGGATGTCATGGACAGTTTTGCAAAAAGATTGAATCAGGCAATGCTTGAAAGACAGGTCAATCAAACAGAACTTGCTGCTGCAATCGGCAAGGGAAAGTCTTCTGTCAGTCAGTATCTGTCAGGGCGGTCTGTTCCAAGACCTGATGTCCAGGAAGCAATTGCAAAGTTCCTGGACTGCACAGTGGAATGGTTGAACAGTTCAGTTCCTGAAACAGACCACAGTGACAAAGGACTGAAGAATGTGTCAGTTGAAAAGGCTGCAAAAATGCTTGGGAAGTCAGAACAGTTTGTCAGGGTTGCCCTTCAGACTGGAACAGCACCATTTGGTTTTGCAGCAAAGACCAGTTCAGTTTGGTCTTATCACATCAGTCCAAGGAAGCTGACAGAATACATTGGTGAAGGGGTGGTGATGTGATGCAGCTATTTCCACACCAAAAGGAAGCACTGGAACAGACCAAGGACAAGAACCTGGTTGCATACTATTTGGACATGGGATTGGGAAAGACCTTTGTTGGTTCTGAAAAGGCGGTCAGCTTTGATGAACAGTTCATCCTGGTTGTTTGTCAGAAGTCCAAAATTCAGGACTGGATTGACCACTTCAAACAGAATTATGAAAACTATCCTGTTGAAGTGTATGACCTGACAAAAAAGAAAGACTTTGAAAGATTTTTCAAAATATCTTCCACTTGGGAAGAATACATGGAAATGCATGAAGATTTAAGGGGTGAACCTTGTGAACCATATTTGGTGAAGAACCCCGACCCATTCTATTACATAGGTGTTATCAATTATGACCTGGTATTCAGAAGAAAAGACCTTTTGAACCTTGAAAACTTCACCCTGATGCTTGATGAATCATCCATCATTCAGAATGAAAAAGCGAAAAGAAGCAAGTTCATCCTGAAGATGCATCCAAAGAATGTCATCCTGCTGTCAGGAACACCCACTTCAGGGAAATATGAAAACCTTTGGACACAGATTCATCTGCTTGGATGGAACATCAGCATGAAGGTCTTTCAAAGTCAATATGTGAATTGGAAGAAGATTGATGTTGGTGGTGTTGAAATCAGTGTGGTTGATAAAGATGACCCCTACAAGAACACAGACAGATTGAAGTCAAAGCTTCGTGAACATGGTGCTGTCTTCCTGAAGACTGAAGAATGCTTTGACCTTCCTGAACAGACCTTCATTGACATTTCTGTTCCTTCTTCCAAAGAATACAGAAAATTCAGGAAGAACAAAATCTGCACCACTGCTGATGGTGTTGAACTGGTTGGTGATACCAGGCTGACACAGATGCTTTATGAAAGACAGCTTTGTGGTCAGTATTCACAAGATAAGCTGCAAGCATTCAAAGACCTTGCAGAATCTACACAGGACAGACTGGTGGTCTTTTACAACTTCAATGAAGAACTGTATGCACTGAAAGCAATTGCAGAAGAACTGGAAAGACCAGTGTCTGAAGTGAATGGTCACAGAAAAGACATGACAGCATTTGAAGAACAGACCAATTCCATCACCCTGATTCAATATCAGGCAGGGTCAATGGGTCTGAACCTTCAGAAAGCAAACAAAATTGTGTATTTCACACTTCCACTGATGTCAGAACTGTTTGAACAGTCAAAGAAAAGGATTCACAGGATTGGTCAGAATCAACCTTGTTTCTACTACACATTGACAGTGAAAAACAGCATTGATGAAAACATCAAGAAAGTGCTTGAAATGAGAAAGGACTATACAGATGAACTTTTTGAAAAGGGTTGATGAACACATAGCAGGATTGATGTTGTTGGTTGGATTCTTCCTGCTTGTGGGAACAGCAGGTGCATCAGATTATGCAGATGAAGCAGGTTTGGTGTTCCAGTATTCAGATTATATCCCTTTCATTGTTGGTGGCTTGGTTCTGATATTTGCAGGTGGATTCATTGTGAAGGGATTGGAAAGGGTTGGATGGTATGAAGAAGGCGGTGATGAAGATGGAACAGACTGGTGAAAGGACTTATGGAAGGAAAGTCATCAGGGATGGTCAAGGGGTCAGACAGACCAAGAAAAAGAACTATGCAAGAAAGTTCTTCCTGATTATGGGATGCAGTTTCCTTCTTGGGGTGATATTTGGAAGCATTGTGACAGGAATCATTGTTCACAAGAATGATATGAAAAAGTTGATGCAAAGACAGGAAACCCTGTCAGATGCAGAAGTGCAGATTCTTCAGTCACAACCTTATGGAAGCGGAAACAACCAGGTGAATGAAGATGGTTCATTTGAATGGACAGTTGATGACACCTTCATTCCCTTGGATGTGAACATGGACAAAGACCTGCAAGAATTTGTTTATGAACTTTCATCTTCCTACAACATAGACTGGACACTGGTCATGGCTATTATTGACCATGAATCAGATTTCATTCCAACAGCAGTCAGTCCAACAAATGACTATGGTCTTATGCAGATAAATGTCTGCAATCATGAAATGCTTCAGGAAAGACTTGGAATCACAGACTTCCTGGATGCAGAACAAAACATCAGGTCAGGACTTTATGTTCTTTCATATTTGTTCAAGAAATATGATGGGAATGTCCACAAGGTTCTGATGGCATACAACATGGGTGAAGGTGGATGTGAAAGACTTTGGAACAGTGGTGTCTATTCCACAAGCTATTCACGAACCATCACAAATATACAAGCTGAATATCAGCAATATTTACAAGAAAGGATGGGTGAAACAAATGAATGAAATTATGATGCTTGAAGGGAAAAAGGACTTCACACAGGATGAACTGAAGGTCTTTGAAGAACAGTATCTTGCAGTCATGAAGGGTCTGTCAGATGCAGTCAAGGCAAAGAAGAAACTGGAAGCTGATGAAAAGAAATTCAAGGAACAGCTTGGAAAGGTCATGGATGAATATGGAATCAAGTCAATTGACAACCAGTTTGTGAAAATCATCAGGGTTGCAGGTTCTGAAGGAAGTCAGACTGTTGACCTGGACAAGATGAAGACTGAAGAACCTGAACTGTTTGCAGAATTGCTTGCAGACTATCCCAAGACCACTGGTGCAAAGAAAGCATCCATCAGATTTGATGTCAAGTGAAGGGGGGGTGTTATTGCGTGAAAGATGGCAGGTCATACCTGAACACCCTTCCTATATGGTTTCAAGCATGGGAAAGGTCAAGAACATCCTGACAGGTGTCCTGCTGAATCCCTATGATGATGGAAGGGGTTATTTAAGGGTGAAGTTAGATGGAAGATGTTGCAGACTTCACATCCTGGTTGCAGAAGCTTTTGTGGAAAACCCTGACCCTGAAAACAAGACAGTTGTGAACCACAAGAAAGGGAAGAAACATGATTGCAGGGCAAGTCAGCTTGAATGGGTCACACAGCAGGAAAATGTTCAACATGCCTGGAACACAGGTCTGATAAAAAGAAGAAAGGGGAAGAAGCAGAATGGACTTTGATGTCATGAAAGAAAAAGGTGGTCAGTATTACATCACACACCAAGGTCAGAAAGTTCCAGGTTCTTATGGTGACAAGAAGAAAGTCATCAAGACTGCTGCACACATGAATGGTCTTACAGTCAAGGACTTTCTGAAGCAAAGGAAGAAGGAAGGTGGTGATTGATGGCATCAGAAAAGAACTTTGAAAACAGGGTGAAACAGTTCCTGAAGGAACAAGGTGCATGGTTCATCAAATATTGGGGTGGTGCAGCATTCACAAAAGCAGGTGTTCCTGACATCCTTGCTTGTGTAGATGGTCACTTCCTTGGAATTGAACTGAAAGCACCAACTGGAAAGGCAACAGAACTTCAGTTGCACACCCTGAAGCAGATTGACAGTTCAGGTGGATATGCAATCCTTCTTTATCCAAACCACTTTGAAATGTTCAAGAACTTTGTTCTTTGCATCAAGGAAGGGGATGAAAAAAATGCAGCTTACAACTATGAACTGTTGAAAGGAAGGTGGTGTTGATATATGCAGGTGTCACATTCAAGGGTGGAATGCTTTGAATCCTGTCCTTTCAAATATCGTTTGCGGTATATTGAAGGACTTCAGACAGTCAAAGCAGACAATCCTGACAATGCCCTTTTCCTTGGAACAGCACTGCACACGGGACTGGAAAAGAATGTGGAAGCAGCAATTCAGGAATACTTCATGCAATATCCAGTCATCACAGATGACCATGTGAATGAA